CAAAACCTTTGAATTCTGAGTTAAATAAATTTTTAGTTACATTAGTAAATTTATCTCTTCTTTGTTGTGCTATTTCTTGTTCTTTGTTGTATCTATTGAAAAAGTCCATTGCTTTTTGTTGTTCTTGAGTAACGCCCGGTCTCAACTTGATCTCGTCGTAATACTTCTTTTTCGTTTCCTCCAAAAAGTTTTTGGCCTTTGCAATTTCTTCTTTTTTCGCGAGTTTCTTTTTTCTTATATCGCGATCTTCATCCATATCTTCATCGTAATTAAATTTATCTTCCATAATAAATTCAATTTCGTCTTGATCAAGATGTGGTTTAGTTTTTTTATAATATTCTTGTAGTAAAGCTGTATCATCTATATTACTATAATCAGCATTTAACCTAACATAGTCATTTATATCTCCGCCAGTTTCTTTCATAAAGTTGACCAGTTTTTCAACATTTTCTGGTAAATCTACTTTAGGTTGTAGTTCTGGTTGTGGAATTTTAACTTCTTCTGCAGCTTTAGGTTCCTCAACTATTTCAGTAATAGTAGCTATTGGTTCTTCTTTTTTCTCTTCGGCAGCTTTTGGTTCTTCGGCGTGTGCCTTTCCCATTTCTCCGCCATCTTTGGGAAGTTCGCGTACATCCACTTTCGCTGGGCTTGACTCTTGAACGGCATCTACTTTAATTTCTTGTTTTACTTCTTCTTTTTTAGGTTCTTCTTTTTTAGATAAATTTACTTTAACTGGTTCATCTTTTTTTGTTAATTTTTTAGGACGTCCAGGTTTTTTCTTTATTTTAAATTCACCTTGTTCTAGTTCTCCAGTAGGAGTTTCTTTTATTTCTTCTGACATAATATAATATAATAATTGTTTTGTTTTTTACATACCACCTGGTGGCATCATTGGTTGTTCAGTTTGTTCTGTTTGGTTAAAATTAATAGGAGGTAGATTCATTTTTCTTTGATTAATCATTTCACTCTGTTGTGTACCTTCTAATCTAGTTCTTTGATCTTTTCTATCTTCAATATCTTTTTCTTTTTGATTGCTTTGATCTATTTCCATAGATTTAAGTTTCATATCATAACCATATTGAAGTTCTAACATTTGCTTTTTAATGTCTGCTTCTATTTGCATTCTTTGAATTTCAAATTGAGATTTGCCTTGTTCAATTTTTAATTCTGTTTCAGCCAATGCTTGTTGTTTTTGCATTTCAGCTAAAGTTGCTTGTTCTGCTGCTTGTGCATTTGCTTGAGCTTGAGCTTGGATATTTTGAGTTTTAATTTTTTCATCATACTCTTGTTTCTTTTTTCTTCTAAACTTAAGTAATTGATTTGCTAATTTTAAATTTTTAACTTCTCTAATATCTATAGCATCTTCCAAGTATATTGATTGAGTTTTTAAAGCTATTTGTATATTCTCTTCTAACTTAGCTTTTTCTTCTTCATCAGGTTCTAAATCAATAAATATACCAAAATCATGTATGTTAAGTTGAGCTAATTCATCTAATGTTGCAACATTATATTTAGATATACTATTTTCTAATGCGTCTCTTGTAAATGGAAACTCTAATGAATCAGCAACTCTTAATGATATATTTTCACACATTTTTAATGTTAAATATAAACCAGCTTGTAATATGTGTCTTGTTGCTGTATTAGAATTTGCAGCAGCTAATTTTTGTAAACCTACTAATGAATTTTTATCTGGATTACTACCATCTCTAGCTTCATTAAGCCCGGTTACATCTCTTATCATTTGTAAATAATACTGATAAGTTTGTGTTAGTGATGCTATTTTAGAACCACCTGATCCTGTTTGTAATTCTTGTATTGGAACTTTACCACGGTTTGGATCTCCATCTTGAGTTAATGATCTACCTACAATACTACCAGTTTGAAAATACATATTTAAAGCTTCAGCTGGGTTATAGTTCGTGCCGTTACCTAGATCTACCTCAGCTAGTCCATCCATATCTAAATAAACACCATCTGGTACCATCCTAGATAATACTTGTTGTATTTTTAAATGAGTTAATTGAATCATATCAGCAAAACCTGTAATACGATTAACTAATGAATCAATACGACCTTTATACATTCTAGGTGCGCATATTTGATAATTCATATTAACTTTCATAGTGTTAGCAGTAGGTCTTGTCATATGTTCTGCTAATCTCCACTCAAGCATCAGTGGATGACCTAATATTTTAGCTCCAGTATATAATGTTTCTATAGTTCTAGATACTCTATCAAAATTATCACTTGGTGGTGGATTAAAAAAATCAGGTTTTTCTAATGCTTTTTCTAACCCTTGATCTGTATATTTTATTTTAAATACTTGGTCACTATAACTTTTATATTCAAAATATAATACTTGTACAGTAAGATCATCTTGTCTACCATTATAGTTTCTTAAATAATTTTGATTACCTGGATATTTTTGTATTTCCTTCATTTCACTATCAGTCAAATTAGGAAATTGCATTTTTAAATCTGATAATGTTATAGATTTTACTTCACCAGCATAATATATATCTTCAAAATTAGGATCTTCAGTATATGAATATACTAAACAAGCAGGATCTACATAATCAATTTTAACACCCTGTGATCTATTCCAACTTGTTTTTACAGCACCAATGCCTAAAACTGTTAAGTCGTAATTTAATCTTTGTCTAACTAAATCGTATTTATTATTGTCTAATATTTGATTAATGACTTCTTCTTCAGCTACTTCAACAGATTGCTTGAAGTCCATTTGCATATGAACTTCTAATTCTTCGTGAGTTTGTGGACTATCTACACCTGTAATAGCCGAAGCATCTATGCCCAGTTTTTGTTTTGCTTCTTCTAAAAAATCTTTAGCGTTTATATCAATCATTAATTGATTAGCGTAATCTGTTCTAGTTTTTAAGCATGCTGGATCTTGTGCAAATGCATTTATTTCAAAGTTTCGTTGAGACATTCCGTTAACAACAATATCTACAAACTTAGATACAACAGGAACAGGTTTCCAGTCTAAATTTAAATATGATAAATCACCATTTATAGCTAATTCATCTTTATACTTTTGAACTGGTTGTTCACCTCTGGCATATAATCTTAATAAATTATAATTATTATAATTAGTTGTAGCATAACCCATATTAGGTCCTTGTCTAGAATTACTAAACCATTCACCTTCTATAGCTCTGCCTACTTGTAAACCATAATCTAAACTTGCTTTTTCTGCATCTGGTACCACCTGATCGGGAAAAGAACTATTGCTATTAGTATAAACCATTTATTTATTTTATTATTTTTGAAACTTGACCGTCGTTGTTATATCTTTTAATACCAAGCTTAATAGGATTTTTTCTTCGTTCTGCTATTGGTCTGTATTTATTTTTATTACAAGCCATTATAGCAAGTCCAGAACTAATTGAAGCATCATGCTTTGTTCTGTTATTAATATTGAATTTAGCCCAATCCTCTAACGTACGTTGCATATACATATCTCCATAACCTTCACCTATAAAACCAACATGTTCTTCAATATAAGTTTCTATTGCCGCAGCATGCGCTTGTTTAATATCTTCACTTGAGTTAGGTATACCACCTATTTCTCTTTCAGTTGTTGATAACTTATTCCAAACTTTATCAGGACGATTCATTGAAAAACCTCTATATCCTCTACGTTTTAAATAGTATAATAATCTAGGTTTATTATTTTCACAAAGCAATGGCATACCATAAAATACTAAAGCCATAAGAACATCTTCAAAAAACATTTCAGCTGTTTGTGGTCTAGATATATATTCTAAAAAAAAGTGGTTTGGTGGAACATCTTCCATTGAAAATTTACTTAGCCCATGTAATGATCCATTAGACCCTTTACCATCGACAGTACCACTAATATCATAAGAGTCACAACCAAATGCTCCGAGATGATCGTTTCCAGGGTGTTTAATTCCATTTTTTATAATTACTTGATTTTGAAGATTTTTAGGTGGAACCCATGATATAAAAAATCTACCATCATTATTTGGGTAAAACACAACTCTTGTATCTTTAATTCCATTTTCCCATTGAAAACTTCCTTTTGTTACAGAAGCTATATTATGAGTTTCTTCATTATAATCTATTTGCTCATATATTTTAACAAGATTAAACAATGATTCTTTTGTTTCATCTCTAAAAGCATGTTTTTCTGTACGAGGAAATTGTCTGTAAAATTCGTTTAATCCGTCTTGATCTTGTTTAAGTCCATCTGCTTCGTTTTCCCAGTGCTCGATAACTCCGATGTCAATTCTTTCTCCATCAACTCCAATGACTGGAGTTTGCGGCGTATCGAAGACAGGTAGTCCATAAGTATCAATGTATCCTTCGTAGGACCATTCCATAGGGATGAATAAACTATAGAGTCCCGAGCTTGTTTGACCATTCTTATTTCTTCTCGTAACGCTTGAATCATAAAATAATTTTTTAAAATTGTTTCCACCTTTGTCTAAAGCGTTAGATGTACTTCCCATCATACACTTACCAACTATTCTCGAACCTAGTCTTAATGTAGTTTTTGTAACTCTCCAGTTGTTTAATATATTATCAGGACGTTCCCATTTACCACTTTCATCGTGAGCTAGTATTTTTAACTTTTCACCATCGTAAGAGTTGTCTCCCGTATTTTTCCAATCAATCGTAGTATCTAAACCTTCTAGTTCTTTTAATTGTTCGTTTGATTCTAGTTTACGTCGAGTAAGTTTTGAAGCGGGTACTCTATATGCCAGTTCGGTCTTAGGACGATCCATACCATCCTGGATCGGTTTGAAAAAAAACGGATAGTTAATGGATATTGGGACAACCTTATCTGTAAACATTTTTTTAGCATCTGCTCCAGTTTTAGAAAGGATGCCGAATCTGGAGTTACTAGATATTGTTGCTTGGTTAACCAACTCGGCTGAGGACATGAAAGAAAAACCAGATCGTCTGTTTTTAAGGTAACACATTCCGTAGCATCTATTATCTGCTTTGCAAGCTTCCCAGAACATAAAGAATAATCTGTTTGCTTCTCTAAAGTCAGCGGCTCCGACATCAATTTTTGACCACTGCAAGTACATATAATGAGAGCCTGTAATATAAGTAGGAATACCATTGTTATAAAACCAGTAACCTTCATCTCTTTTTCTGAACTCTTCATCTATATAATCAAACCATTTTTCTTTAAAATCTACAGGATATTCATCCCAATCAAATACACTTTTAATCCTACTTAATTCTTTTGGATATTCTTGTCTTTGCCAGTATTGTTCCTTTTTATCTTTGCTTCGTTTAAAAGGTTCATGCTCTTCTGGTATTGCAACTTTAAGACCTTGAATCTCGTATATCTGTCCAATAGTTCCGTCTTTACTTATAACTACAAAATCATATTCTTTATTATACCCATACTCCCATTTTTTATACCTATTGTTTTTTTTAAGTATTTTAGGATTAATATAATCTTTTAGTATTGTATATAATGTTTGTTGATACATTATTTACTTCTCCTTTCTGCAAAACCTTTAAAAGCTTTTTCTTCTTTCTTTTCTTCTTTAGGTTTATCCTCTAACATTTCTTTTTCATTTTCAATACGTGTTAATATTTCAAACGCATCGAAAATAGCTAATTTCTTTGTGGCTGCTGCATTTTTTAATCTATCAGCTGATATATCATCTTCAGAATCTACAATAGGTTCTCTAGCTATCTTAATTAATTCCTCAACTGCTTTGTGCCCAGCTTGGATTATATTTAACTTTATTTTCTTCGTAGTCATGCATTAATGCTATATCATTTGATTTCATACAATATAAACGTTCATCACCGACTATAAACTCAAATT